CTAACTCTAGGTACTTTCAAATGATTACATGGGTCACTAAAGATGATTTTAAATCTTCTGGCGACAACGCAACAATGACAATGCAAAAATGGTATGAGAATCACTTTGATAGACCAGAAGATTATATTGTCATTACAGGAGAAGTTTACGACAGCAACGGTAAACCAGAATTTAATTTTGCTCCGTTGATGTAAAAAGAATGTTCGGCCTGTAGCTCAGTTGGATAGAGCATCGGTCTTCTAAACCGAGGGTCAGAGGTTCGAATCCTCTCAGGTCGGCCAAAAATTGTGATATAAATAATAGATTATGACGAAGAACTTAAAACCTAAAGAAGTATTGTCAGTACTTCAAAAGAAGGTGCAACTAAAGAGAGACATTAAAGAACTCAAGTCTGTTGGTGAAACCAAAAAGGCAGAGATATTAATGAAAAAAGTTTCTCAATTAGAAGAAAAATTGCACTCTAGACCGCTATCAAAAAACTAAATAGTAGTATAGAAATTTAACACGGAGATATAAATGGCAACAATTAGATATGATGCGTACTTAGCAGATATGCAATCAAAATTAATCGAATGGCAAAACAGGTACGATTTGATGGGTGGAGATGCAGGAACTTCCAGAACATTTTATTTCTATTCTAAAGATGCAGATGAAACAGATGATTCTATAATTGTGAGTTTATCAGAATCTTCAGACTTAACCGTAGACGATGTTGCACATTCACATAAGATATTTGAATGGACAGGCACTGGAGACATTATAGAAGCTCTTAATGCATGGAGAACTGCAAATCCAGACGCCACATCAGGCGGAATGTATTCATATTGGAATCAAGATAAAAAGAGTGAATCAGAAATCGATGATGAAAAGATTGTCGCCTATAATGCAGTACAATCAATTACCGCTAATATATCTTTTGCTACAACGCTGTTAGAAGGCGATGCAGACGCCACTTTCGAAACACCATAGCTTTCAAAATACATAAATAGTAGTTATACACAACAATGTGATAACTACTTATGGCCGTTAAAAATCTACATTTAGAACATTTAGAAGATGAAATCATCAATAACGGTATTGATGGTGGTCGTGCTTCTATAACCTTTCTACTCGCACTCAGAGACATGATGAAAGGAAATGCCAAGAAAAAATTCAACATGACTGTCAAATGGGATGGTGCACCTGCAATCTTTTGTGGAAAACATCCAGAAGACGGCAGATTCTTTGTCGCAAAGAAATCATTATTCAATAAAGAACCTAAGTTCTATTGTTCAGTATCAGAAATTAAGAACGCATCTGAACTATCTGGAGACTTAGAGAAGAAGTTCATAGACTCATTCGAGTATCTATCTAAACTATCCTGGAATAAAGTAATGCAAGGTGACTTGATGTTTACTCAGGCAGATAAGAAGATGAAGAAAATAAATGATGTAGAACACATTACATTTCAACCTAACACAATCATGTATGCTGTACCAGTTCAATCAGAATTAGGTAAACAGATTGCAAATGCCAAGTATGGTATAGTATTTCATACGACATACGAGGGTTCAAGTATAGATGATTTGGGCGCCTCATTCGGTGCAGATATATCTTCTTTAGGTCATAACAATGATGTATGGATTGATGATGCAACCTTTAAGAATGTTGCAGGTAATTCTACACTCACAGGAAAAGAAACACTTAAGTTATCTACTCTACTTACTAAAACAGGTAAGTCATTTCATAAAATCAAAAGACCTTCACTGATTAAGTTTATGAAGATACAAGACACCATTGCATCTAAAGGTGCAGGTGCAACATACAAAACATACATGAACGCCCAAATAAGAAAGGGTAAGTTCAATCTAAACTATAATGATTATCTTAAACACTTTGAGAACTATTGGAAAACAAAAGTGGTTGGTGCAGTAAAGATGCAGAAGACAAAAGATATCAAAGAACAAATAGGTAAAGACCTTGTCAGAGATATCAGAAGTCTTAAACCATTCATAACTGCATTGACAGAGTTTCAAGTAGGCATGGTTGAGGCGAAACAGATTATCATAGATGGTTTAAACAAAGCAAAATCAATCGGCACATTCGTAAGAACACCCACAGGTTTAAAAGTAGTAAATCCTGAGGGATATGTTGCAATCGATGATGACGGTAAGGCAGTGAAGTTAGTAGACCGTATGGAGTTCTCACTAAATAACTTTACAGCTGCAAAGGCATGGGACAAATAATGAAAACATTACAATCATTCATATCAGAGGCGAAACAAAGACCCGCTGTTTTTTCATTCGGAAGGTTCAACCCACCCACAATTGGGCATGGTAAACTTGTCGATAAACTAAACAAGGTATCAAAGTCAGTAAAAGGCGACCCAATGATATTTACTTCTCACTCAAATGATAAGAGAAAAAATCCACTGAATCACAAAACAAAGATTCAGTATCTAAGAAAGTTCTTTTCTAAGAAGGTTGGTGTACCAGATGCAAACGCCAGAACAGTATTCGATGTCGCAAACGCATTACACAAACAAGGTTATACTAGTATCACTATGGTTGTTGGTTCAGATAGAATCAGAGAATTCGAAACACTACTTAAGAAATACAATGGTGTAAAGGCAAGACACGGTTTCTATAAGTTCGATGATATAAACATAGTTAGTGCTGGTGAAAGGGATCCAGATGCTGATGATGTGTCAGGTATGAGTGCATCTAAGATGAGGGCAGCCGCAGAACAAGATGACTTTGATTCATTCAAAGGTGGCGTGCCAGATAAAAAACTCGCAGACAAACTATACAAAGATGTGCGTAGAGGTATGGGAATCGCAGAGGAGTCGTTCTCCACTCTACCAGACTACATGATTGAGGACTTACTTAGAGAAGGTGTATATGACCCAGGTATCTTTAAGGCAGTATTCTTCATGGGTGGTCCAGGTTCTGGTAAGTCAACAGTAGTAGATGGTTTGGGTTTGAAGGCATTAGGGTTGAAACTAGTCAATACAGATAAGTCATTTGAGAATGGTCTAAAGAAGGCAGGTCAAACCTTAGACTTAAATGCAGTACCTGCCGATATCAGAGACCCAATTAGAAAGAAGGCGAAGAGACAAACTACTCGATTGATGGACAGATACATTGACAATAGACTTGGTCTTATCTTCGATACTACAAGTGCAAACGACACTAAGATTAAAGCGTATAAGAACATGTTAGATAAACTTGGTTACGAATCTAAAATGGTGTATGTCAGTACATCACTTCCAAACGCATTGGCAAGAAACAGTTCAAGACCAAGACAATTACCAGATGCGATTGTTAAGAAAGATTGGAACAATTCACAAAAGAATATTGCATCTATGCAGAAACTATTCAAAAGAGACTTCATGCAAGTATCAAATGATGATGATTTAGATTCTTTAAAAAGAAAAACTAACTCAGTCTTTGGTAAATTGATGGCATGGTCTACATCATTTCCTGGAAACACCAGAGCAACACTCTGGAAACAAAGACAACTATTAACAAAGAAATTACATAAATAGAAGTATGACTACATTATTTAAAAGAATCTTAGAACAAAGAGTTAAACAAGACAAAGACATTAAAGATAAAGAAGGTTCACAACCTGCAAAATATCATAGTGGTTTGTCTAAAGACACTAAACAAAAACGAGATGCACACTTTAAGGCAAAGAAAAGTGGACCTGCACCTGGTGATGATGAAGGTAAGACTAAGAAGTCAGTTCATACTAAGAAGTATGAAAAACAGTTTGGCGAAGAAACCGTGATAGTAGAAAAGATTACAGGTTTGGTAAACAAGGCAAAGAAATCAGGCATCTCATATGGTATTCTAAAGAAAGTTTACGATAGAGGATTGGCTGCATATAAGACTGGTCATAGACCTGGTACAACTGCACCACAATGGGCATTTGCCAGAGTGAATAGTTTTATCACTAAAGGTTCAGGCACATGGGGCAAGGCAGACAAAGACCTTGCAAACAAAGTTAGAGGTGAGTCATTCGTTGCAGACGAAGACTTCACAATGGACGAAGCATGCTGGGATGGTTACAAACAAGTTGGTACAAAAAAGAAAGGTGGAAAAGTAGTTCCTAATTGTGTGCCAGAAGAGACCGAGATAGAAGAGAACGCAAAAGTCAAAGCAATGTTAAGTAAGATGAAAGGTGTTTCATCTGCTCAGGCACAATTAATTGCACAAATACCAATACCTGTATTGACTCAAATATCACAGGCATTGGGTCAGTTAGTAATGGGCGAAGATACTGTAGAAGAAGATAGAGATTACAAAAAAGAGTATGAGAACTATCAAGGCAAACCAGAACAAATCAAAAGACGAGCTGCAAGAAATTC